AGCGAAATCGCACAGATGTTTGCCGCTTGCGTGGCCAACAACTGGGCGCATGAAATCTGGTGCGTTGGTGTGCCAGAGGGTACGACTGCTGCATCGGGCACGATCACAGTAACCACACCACCGTCATCGGCGGGCACCTATCATCTCTACATTGGCGGGCACCATGTTGGCGTGTCATTGGCGGCGACCGAAACACCGACAACAGCGGCCGCCAAGATTGTCACTGCCATTACCGATGATCCGTCTTTGCCGGTCACCGCGACTGCCGCCGCTGGTGTGGTAACCGTGACGGTCAAGTTCAAAGGCATTAACGGAAACGGTCTCAACATCCGCGACAGCTATGCCGGTCAAGTCGGTGGCGAAGAACTGCCGCCCGGAATGGTGGTGGCCTATGTGCAGCCGACCGGCGGCGCAGGCGTACCGAATTTCGTCAATACAATTACCAATCTTGGTGAGACCGCGTTTGAATACGTGGCCATGCCATATACCGACGACGTGTCGCTGGATGCATGGGAAACCGAGTTTGGCTTTTCCGATACCGGGCGCTGGGGATTCATCCGGCAACTATATGGCATGATCTTCACGGCCAAGAAAGACACCTATGCCAATTTGCTGACGTTCGGCCCGACCCGCAATGCGGCACAAGTGTCAGTGCTGGGCATCGAAGTCGATTCACCGACTCCGGTTTGGGAATGGTCGGCGGCTTATTGCGCCAAGGCGGCGCGTGGTTTGAGCAATGATCCGGCGCGACCGTTGCAGACTTTGGCCTTGCACAGTTGCCAACCGGCGCGGGCGGAAAATCGCTTCAATCTGCCCGAACTCAATTCGCTGGCCGGATCGGGCATTGCAACGCAGCGTACCATCACGCCAAATCCGCCGATGATAGCGCGTGAAACGACAACCTATACCGTGAACCGCTACGGTAATTCCGACGATGCCTATGAACTGGTGACCACCATGGCAACACTGGCAACATTGATCCGCAACCAACGGCAGGCGATCACGTCGAAATTCCCGCGCCACAAGCTGGCCAACGACGGCACGCGTTTCGGGGCCGGGCAGGCCATCGTGACGCCGAAGATCATCAAGGCGGAATTGGTGTCGCAGTATCGCATCGATGAGTTCAACGGGCTGGTCGAGGACGCTCCGGCGTTCAAGGAGCATTTGATCGTTGAGCGCGATCCGAATGATCCGAACCGGGTCAACGTGCTCTACCCGCCTGATCTGATCAACGGCTTGCGCGTATTCGCGGTGCTGGCGCAATTCCGTCTGCAATTCTCACGCGGCATCGATACCGTTGTCGCCTAACAGCCACCAATCCTAACAATCTGATCTGAAAGGAGCGTGTGCCATGGCACAGCGCATCGCCGGAATCGCTTTCCTCAAAGTGGACGGCAACCTCTATCCACTGCGGGGCAACTTCACCGTAAGTCCATCCGCACTCGAACGTGCCGGTATCGCAGGCCAAGACTACGTGCATGGCTACAGCGAACTGCCGCGCGTTCCCTACATCGAAGGCGACGTGTCGCTTGATCCGGCGCTGTCGATGGACGCCGTCGAAGCCGCCACCAATGTGACGGTGACCGCCGAGTTGGCCAACGACAAGGTCTATGTCTTGCGCGAGGCATGGTGCCGGTCGGCTCTTGAACTCAACACCCGCGAAGGTCAGGTGCGCGTCCGCTTCGAGGGAATTAGCTGTGATGAGATTGCATAATGGCAGATGACAATCCGACGACAGAACAAGTCAACGGCATCGACAATCTATCGGTTATGCTGCGCAAGGCAGTAATAGCCAACGGTGAAGAAGTGAAAGAACTGAAATTTCGTGAACCCACTGCTGCTGATATCGAGCGCGCAGGCATTCCAATCATCATCGATCCCGGCGTCGTGGACGATCAAGGGTTGCCGCGTTTTCGTTTCGATACCAAAGTCATGACACAGATGATGGCACTATTAGCCGCCGTGCCACCATCAACCATTCGGCAGATGCATCCGAATGATTGGAACAACGCGGCGTGGGTACTCGTGCGTTTTTTTATGCCGGGCCTTTAGATAACCTAATCTTGGATTGTTACCGGCTGGCGAAATATTATTCGCGCGATCCCGACGAATTTCTCAACAAGCCATTATCGAAGATTATCCGTCATGGGCAATGGACACAGAAACTAGAGGAACAGCGGCGACCGCCGCCGGACGATGATGCCTGATCAACGTACCGAATTTGAAATTGCCTTACGCGATTCAATTACGCCCGGCTTGCGGGCAATCGCGCGTGAATTGCGCCAACTCAATCGCATCGCGGCAGAAAGCAGCATCGATGGTTCGGGTGGGCTTGATCGGGTAACGGCATCGTCGCGGCGGCTGCAAACGCAAACGCGCAGTTCGATGGTCGATTTAACGATCATGGGTAATTTCTTCACCGGTTTTACCAAGGGTCTGCTCGGTGGTGTTGGCGTCGTTGGCGCGCTGGAATTGGTCAACAAGGCGCTGACCAATTTTGTCACTAATCGCATTCAACTTCAGAATTTTGCTACCGATACGCGCTTTGCATCAGAAAGCATTCTGCAAATGCGCGGCGCGATGGCGCGGGCCGGGATAGAATTCAGCACCGCTAATCAGCACATTGGCGCGTTCGGTCGCGGGCTGAAAGATATTTCGACACGCCGCTATGCCAGCGATATTTACAATGCCATTGCCCGCATGCCAGAGGGCGGACAAACGTTCGCCGATGCGCTGTTAAAAGATATGGATGCCGGGCGCTATGAAGATGCTTTGCAAAAAATATTAACAACTTTCCAAAATGCCGGGCCGCGATCGCAGGCATATTTGGCCGAGGTTTTCCAAGTACCGGAATCCGCAATACAGGCTCTTATTCAGAATATGAATAAGGTCAAAGTCGCCGTCACGATGACGCCCGCCGAAGCGCAACAATATCTCGACGATTGGGCGACGTTTTGGGAAAAATGGGAGGTTATTTACAACAAGGCATTGGCCACCTTTTTGCGTTCCTTGCGTGTCACTTACCAGCAAGCAGCAGCGCGACAGCAAATCGAGTTATTAAAACAAGGTGATGTTGCGGGCGCGTTGCGCGCTGAACCCGGCACGCAAGTTACACCCGAACAGGAAAAGGCCATTATCGATCGACTGAATCAGCGCAATCCCGGCGGCCCCGGCGGACGCGGTTTATGGGATTGGCTGCGCGGCAATGTCTTGGGCCGACCCCAGCAGCAAAGCAGTCTCGAAACGCTGGAGTTGATGGCTAAAGGTGATCAGCAGCATGGCGCTGGCAGTGATGTGACCTCATTCTTGCATGGCGGCGTGGTCGGGATGTTGCAGCAACGCGGCGTCCAATTGCCGGGCTGGATGACTGCCATCAGCGACTTTTTCCAGAGCGACGCTGTTAAGAATGCACTGGCTTTTACCGGTGGCGGTCTCGGTGTGCATGCGAACAAAACGTTGGAGATGGGCAGATTTTTAACTGAACACGGCCCGACCGGGTTTAGTGCCATTGGAGGGTTGTTTGGCGCACAAGAGTTACTGAAGACCGAAGAAGACAGCAACCGCGTGCTGAAAGAAATTCGTGATCTGTTGCGGCCCGCTGGTGAAGGTATGCGTGGCGGTGGTGGCGTCACGACAACTGGCGGTCCGGCTGGCGCCGGTGCTGGCCCAATGTTTCGCCCCGGCATCGGTCCCGGTGCTGGCGGTGGCAGTGCGCCGTTTGCGGCACCCGGAGTGCCGGGCGCTGAAGGTCGGACGCCAACGTTTCGCCCCGGTATCGGTGGCGGAGGCGCACCGCCCGCAGCACCCGGAGCACCCGGCGCTGAAGGTCGGGTAAATTATTTTCAGCGGCGTGGTGATGCGCCATTACAGCGGCAACAGCTTTCGTCGATTCAAACGCCATTCGGACGCACTGCGGCGCATCCAGAAGCCGCAGCCGACGCCGAAGGATTTTTCAATAGACTTGGTGAATTGGGCGCGCCGATCCAAACTCTTGGCGGATACAACATGCGGCAGAAGCGATGGGGCGGCGGTT